CATTCGCTCATATTGGTGCTGCTGTTATGAGTGCAGGTACGTTAGCTGCACCAAGCACAACAAAAGCATTTACTTTTGATGACGGTGATGTGGTAGTTCCTTATTTAAGTATTTTAAGTACAAATGCAGATTCTGCAATACACTTAAAAGCTATTAAGATAACTCGTACACCTGGAATTAGTTACACAGACTAATACCTAACTATATAGTGGGGGTTAATTACCCCCACACTTTTATAAGGAGAATAATATGGGAATGTCAGGTGGTAAGTCAGACGTAAAACCAGCTTTTATAAGTGATGAAGTTGCTGCAGATGATAACTTTATTGTTACAGCAGCAAGACCAGATACAACAGCAACATTAGCGAATACAGCTTTTGCTTCTGGGGGTGCTAGAATTTTATCAGTAAAAACTTCTGGTACTGGCGATAATGCTAAAACAAACACTATTGTTGGAACGGATGTTTTTGATAATGCTTTAACAGAAGTAATTGTTTCTACTGGTTCTGCTGAAGCTGTTGATGGTACTAAATTTTTTAAAACAGTTACTTCAATTACAAGTTCTGCTAAATTCGCAGCTAATATAGAAATAGGTTCTATTGCTTCTGCTGCACAAGCCGTTGGTGGTGGCATTAGAGTTCGTCTAAAAGGATTCTCAATTGTATCTGGTGGCTCTACTGGAACTGTTGAATTTATTGATGGAACTCCAGAATCAGGAACAGTATTGTTTAAAGCAAGAACAATAGGAACTGATAATACAACGCTTGATAGAACTATACCTCAAAATGGTGTTTTATTTGAGAGTGGTTTAAGTATTAGATACACTGTTGGCACAGTAGATATGATGACGTTCTTCTTCGCATAGAGGTAGAGATGGCTGAGAAAAAGAAAAAAGGCACTATGAAAGGTCACACCATAGGTGGTGGACAGAAAAGACCTACGAAGTCTGGTGCTGGCATGACTGCAAAGGGTGTCGCTAAATATCGTAAAGACAATCCTGGCAGTAAATTAAAAACAGCAGTAACTGGTAAAGTTAAGGCTGGTAGCAAGGCATCAAAAAGACGTAAGTCTTATTGTGCAAGAAGTGCAGGACAAATGAAGAAGTTCCCTAAAGCCGCTAAAGATCCAAATAGTCGTTTACGACAAGCTAGAAAAAGGTGGAAATGCTAATGACTGCAAAAGAAGTGTTAAAATTATTAGAAAAGCATGAGGAATCTTGTGACAAAAGATACTCTGATATTCAAGATCACCTAAAAAGACTAGACAACAGACTTTGGATGATAGTTACTTTAATTGTAGTAGCGTCTGG